CCGTCTTCCTTCCATCAAGACGGTCGTGGTCTACGGCGTTTTCTTCGCACTCAGCGTCGCAAGCGCCGTAATGGTCGTCAAGCTCGTGCAACTTGGGCTACGAGCGGTGCGTGACAAGCCACGCTACCAACTTAAAAAGACGACGACGGAGATATCGAAAATGGTCACACGTGTCAAAGCGTTGGCCTACATTCCTCCGTCACCCGGCAATGACAATCCCCATGCCGGGCTCGCAAGCATGCGTACCCATGCCCACCGCATGTGTATGCTCGCCTTCACCATTCTCGGATACACCACTTTCCGAGACGTTGGTGGAAACTTGACCCGCAACCGCACTGCATCCCTGGATCACGGACCGTTATCCGATCCTACGCACGTTTGTTTGCCTCGCACAGTGATGAATCGACAAAGACGCGAGTATCAAGGTGATTCCCACCCCTTCTTCAAGGTTGAGGAACACGTTTGCCAAGACTGCCCAGAGAAAGGCTCTCTCTTGCCCGTCCTCCTGTCTTTTGTCGATTTTTATCTGACACCCGTTGAAATTGCTGACCAAATTGGATCTGTTGGAGTCGTAGTGACGCACGACTTCCCCATTGGCCACCATATCATCCATGATGGCGAGTCCTTCATGTATGTGAATCACAACCAGGTGAAGATGATCACTCGTGGCGGCTCCTCCTATGTCCACAACTACAACATGTGGCAACAGGAAGGATTTCTCCTCCAATCTGATGGCCACCCCGTCACCTACCGATCCATATATGTCAACAAGGAATTCAGTACCCGTGTGCTCTTTCTCAAGAAGGTCGACCAGCTTAATTACTGGCCCCGCTTTGAATTGAGCATTTTGGATTACCTTGTTGGAGAACGCCCATTCGTCGCCGAAAACCTGCTTCTCAAGCAGGCCGCCGGCCGCTCATTTCATTGTGAGACAGACGAAGGCGATCTCTTTGGCATGTTCGCTGGTGAAATGTGGGAAACAAGCCGGCATCTTCTCGTACCCAAGTCCCTCATCGATTACGTCTTTCGAAAAGCAACATCCTACATGGTCGACACGTTCCGCCATGGTGCTGCTATCAAGATATCCGAAGCTGCTTGCTCCGATTTCGATCCGGCCTCATTACTGAAGATGGCACAGGCTTATGCCCAGTACTTGGTTGATGATTACGCCGCATCTCGTGTCACGTTTCCAACCGCCGACTCCAGGCCCTACACCTTCGGTCTCATAAACCCGACCAATTTCGTTTGGGGGTTAGACCCGGGCTTGGTACCGGTTGAAGGAGAAGCTAAACAAGTCAGCACGACCCTGCCTAAGGCACTCGACACAGACACACCTGATCTGCGTCATGAGGCGTCCTTTCCCAAAGGCGGGGCTCTTGCTGGGACCTCCGCTGGTCGAAGCCCCAGCTCAGGTGCCGTCCAACTGCCCGGAGAACGCACTGCGATCCATTCAGACCAGAGTTCTGTCGCCGAGTCCTATAGCTCATGCGACAGTGCGGGAACGTCAACGGTTCCAACACCTCCTCTGGTCCAACGTGTCCAGCCACATCTCTCAACACCATCCCGGCGTTCTGGGAAATCTGCGGCCACTCGCAATTAAAGAGTGGGTCAAGCGATACCCAGCCCACAAGGCCGAAGGATTGTTGGAGGCGTTCTACAACCCATCTGTGAAACGGCTTGCTAAAGCATTTCTCAAAACCGAGGCGGGTCCTCCAGGCGACCCCAGGAACATTACTTCTATGGATGCTACATATTTGGCCAAACTCGGGCCATTTATTAGCGCTATAGAACATTTGTTCGTCAAAGTACCCTTCGCTGTCAAAGGTATCACGCTCCACCAGCGTGACATCCGCATGCAGCCCATGTTAAAGTATGAGTATTACTTTGACTCTGATTTCAGTCGTATGGATAAAACAATCGATGTCGCGTCACTCAAGGAGTTTGAGTTCGAGATATACAACCGTATTATTCATCCGGCGTACAGATCCGAGCTGAAGAAATTGACCAGTGTTCAACTGCGCACTTTTGTGCGGCATATGATGGGTTACCATTACTTTATTCATGGCCAGCGTCTCTCAGGCGTAGCAAATACTTCTATGGGCAACATGCTCATCAACCGTGGACTGATGCTTTACATATTCGATCATCTCGAAATACCATTTGTTGGATTTTGCGAGGGTGATGATGGATGTGGAGGATTCAGTTACGAGGGAGACATTGCGTACGTAAAAAGTGAGGCTGAGCGTCTTGCCGACCTTTTCGGCTACAAACTAGAGTTCAATATCAGCAGGTCTCTGTCTACAGTTGGGTTCTGTGGCAGACACCTCGTGGACTCGTTTGGTGAGATAGTTTCTCATTGCGACGTTTTGCGGACAATATCCAAATTTCATATCACGACGGCGAGGCGTGTGTCGACATCAACTGAACTGAAGAGTCTACTCGTCGCGAAAGCGATGGCCTATCACTCCACCGACAACCATACCCCAATCGTGGGTGAGTTGTGTCGGTTGGTGTTACGGGTGTTCCCCGACGTGGCTCCCAAATGGGATCAAGACATGTCATGGCGTGCAAAGCTCGGTGAGGAGCGTACGCGAACAGTAGATCGATCGGCTCTCGAAGTGTCCGTTGCTACACATGTAGGCTGCGGTCTCCAATTTTTACGAGACTATTGCCAGTATCTTGACGCTTTGACCTGTTGGCCAGAATCTTTTGTCCCCATCTGCAACGAGGGGGCTTATAAGGCCAACTGCCACGACTTTTAAAGTCGTGAGCCCCACACGTATTTCAACATACATTTGCATTCACACATGCGTCTCTTTCTCCTCTATCATTTTAATGGCGCCTACAACAACCATCAAATTGAGAACGCCGTCAATGGCGCAGTCTAAGCCACCGAAGCGGGTGGCGACTACGAGTATAGTCGTTAATGAAACTAAGCAGACACCACCAAAACCAATCAAACAGCGCAACAGACGATTGCGTGGCGTCCGACCAACTCCCTATCTCGACGCCCTCATTAATCCTTTTAATGCCCCGCCCGTCCATATCCCTGATGACAACGTTGCCACAGCGGGCCTTGTTACGACGCAGCTCCATTTACGCTTGCAGCCTAATGCTATTACTGGCACTGGGAACGTTCATAACATGGCTGTCATCCTTGGATCCTATCCAGATTACATTGTAGATCAACTCTTTGAAACATCTGCGGGCAATGGCATTTTGACTGACGTCAACGCGCTAGGAACTGCCTACGTTGGCACCCAGATGGCCGCCACAAACGCCACATCGTTTTATGGCGGCAATCCTGGATCTTGTAAGGTCCGGCTTGTCAGCCTCGGTTGCCGTGTTACTTATGAAGGCACAGAGCTTAACCGAGGCGGCAAAATTACAGCCGGCCTTTGCACCAATTCCAGTCCTTTAGCCTCTGTAGTCACTACTGGCACTCAGTCATCTCAAGCATCGGGGTATTTTACTCTGATCAATCCAACTATTACTAATATACGTAATTCTATGTCTGAGGCCGTCGAATCCCGCGTTGACGACGGGATTTTCGATGTCCATTGGGAACCGAATGGTGTCCCAACTTATCAAAACTTTTCATCGACAAAGTACTCCAGTACTGTTGTCGCGGGCGCCACTACTCCGGCGGGCACAGGTCCGTACCAACAGGAGAAAGGTGGTTCTGGGCCAGAGATAGGCCAGAATGCCCTCGTCATCCTCATCGAAAACGATGTTTCTTCTACCGCCGTTGTCACAGGCAATTACTATGACTTCAGCCTCATTTGGAACTGGGAAGTCATACCAGACTCTCCCCCTTTAATTATTTATTCCTTGACGCCTAGCTATTGTAATTTCCAATGGCTTCAAGATGCCATTAACACCGTGCAAGAACGCTCCTTGGGTGGATATGTCGGTTCTGCACCTAGTTATGGACCTAGTATGACTACTCTATCAAAGGGCCAACGTGCCATGACCTATTTTGGTCGTTCTTTTCAAAACAGGGCCAGTCCGGGCTTTCGCCGACTTCGTACTCGCGTAATGCTTTAAGTACAGGTGGCTATGTACACCAACCATCCTCTATTGGGCGCAATGGCGCACAATTTGCCAAAGATGTCGGCTATTCTTTAGCCGCTACATTGGCCACAGCCGGTGGCATGTATGCATATAACCGTTTTGTAGGCAACAATCAACCCTATAGTTTGCGACATGGTCGCTTTCCAAATATTAATCAGAATTACTAGTATCCTTTCCTATCTTTTCCACGCATGCATCAACATCATTGCATTGTCCTTCATTGACGTCTTTCTCCCGAGACTTTCAATTCTTTGGACTAGCGGCTCACCCCCATGCACACACGGGGTCGCTATAGAAAACTTTCATCCAGGCACCAGAGCTGGAGATATTAGACTTGTAACGCGCTAATAACCAACAAGCGGTTAGTCTTTGACGG